ATAAATAAACAAATTACGGCAACAGCTGCAGAGGGTCAGTGGATAGACTGTGATAATGTTCGTTTTAGATATTCTACACCTGAAAAAATAGGTGGTTGGAAGCAACTAGGTGCTGATAATGTTACAGGAGCTGTCAGAGCTTTACATCAATTTACCAATAGCCTAGGTAGAAAATACTCCATTATTGGTTCAAACAGAATTTTATATGCTTACTCGGGTGGTGTATTTTATGACATACATCCTATTAAATCTACAACAACACTTACAAATGCTTTTAGCACAACTAATGGATCAGCTGAAGTTACAATAAATTTTTCTGGTGATCACGGTATTCAAGCAGGAGACATTGTATTATTAGATAACTTTTCATCTATTACAGGTTCAAATTTTGGTGCATCAGATTTTGATGACATAAGATTTATGGCAACAACAGTGCCAGCATCAAACACAATTACAATAACAATGCCATCTAATGAATCAGGATCTGGTGCAACGACATCTGGTGGTATTAGAGTTAAACATTATTACAGAGTAGGACCAGATGTGCAGGCACAAGGTTTTGGTTGGTCACTTGGATCTTGGGGTGGTCAGGCTGTAGGAGCATACACAACTGTTTTGTCTGCTGACATATCAGCTGCTGCTACGAGCATAACTGTAAACGACGCATCACAATTACCAAGCTCTGGAACTAACTTTATTAAAATTGGAACAGAAGAAATATCATACACAGGTATATCGACAAACACACTTACAGGTGTAACGAGAGGCGTAAGAAACACAACAGCTGCATCACATACCGCAGGCGCAACAGTTACAAATACATCTGATTTCGTAGCGTGGGGTGAGGCTGCATCTGGAGACTTAATTATAGATCCTGGTATGTGGTCTATTGATAACTTTGGTGACAAAGCCATTTGTTTAATTGTAGATGGTGAGTGTTTTGAATGGAACTCTGCAGCAACAAATGCAACAGACTCAAGAGCAACTATTATCACTAACGCTCCGACTGCATCAAGACACATGTTAGTATCTACACCTGATAGACACTTAGTATTCTTTGGTACAGAAACAACGATTGGTGATAAGACAACACAAGATGATATGTTTATTAGATTCTCGGACCAAGAAGATATTAACACGTATACTCCTACAGCAACTAATACAGCTGGCACACAAAGACTGGCTGACGGATCACGGATCATGGGGGCTATTAGAGGTAGAGATGCGATTTATGTTTACACAGACACAGCTTTATTCTTACAAAGATTTGTGGGTCAACCATTTACATTTGCATTTGTGCAGGTTGGAACTAACTGTGGATTAGCAGGAAAGAACGCAGCGGTTGAAGTAGACGGATCCGCATACTGGATGTCTGAAAATGGTTTCTTTAAATATGCTGGTGCTCTTGAAACACTACCATGTTTAGTAGAAGATTTTGTTTATGATGATCTTAATTTAGATTCAGGAAATCAAATGATAACAGCAGGATTAAATAACTTGTTTGGTGAAATCATGTGGTTTTATCCAACGTCAAGCTCTTCTGTTGTAAACAGAATGGTTTGTTATAACTATCAAGATTCATCTGCACAAAGACCTGTATGGACAACAGGAACTTTAGCTAGAACTGCATGGTCAGATTCTGCTGTATTTGGTAAACCTCATGCCATGTCTTACGATGCTGATGGTGTGGAAAGTTCTAGTTCATCAACTTATGTTCAAGGAAATACAGATGGTATTACCACATACTATCAACACGAAACAGGAACTGATCAAGTTAAAGGTGGAACAGTAACTGCGATTACGGCAAACATATTATCAGGAGATTTTGATATTACACAAAGACAACCAGGTGTTTCAGATCTTAGAGGAGATGGTGAGTTTATAATGAAAATAAGAAGATTCGTGCCTGATTTTGTTTCACAAACAGGTAATACACAAGTAACATTAAATTTAAAAAACTACTCTAATGATACAGCAGCTAGCTCATCGTTAGGTCCGTTTACAGTCAGCTCATCAACCACTAAAGTAGACACAAGAGCTAGAGCAAGAGCCGTAGCCTTAAAAGTAGAAAACACAAGTACAGCCCAAGATTGGAAACTTGGAACATTTAGATTAGACATACAACCTGACGGTAGAAGATAATGGCAAAAATAGTGCAAGTATTAACAAGACCTAGTGAATCATATTCTCAACAAGTTGCTGATGCACAAGTAAGAGATCTCGATGGTGTGATACAAAAGTTAAACACTACATATCAACAAGAATTAAAGGATGAGGTAGAAGCACAAAACTTCTTTTTAAATTAATGGCAAACAGTTTTATAAATAAAAAAGCAGACTTAACGACTACAGATCTTACAACTCTGTATACAGTTCCATCGTTTAAAACAGCCGTAGTTAAATCAATTTTAGTATCTGAAGATGCAGGATCAGGAGCTAATATAACAGTGACTTTAGTGGACGCATCGTCTAATATATTTAGCTTATTTAAAAGCAAAACTATATCTTCAAATACTACAACAGAGCTGTTAACACAGCCTCTTGTTATGGAGGCTAGTGAGGCTTTGAAAGTCCAGGCTAGTGATGCAAATGAACTGCATGTTATAGCTTCAATATTAGAAATAGAACCAAGAGAGGTAACAACATAATGGAAACAATAAAGCCAGAAAAGATAATAACTACAATA